AAGAGAAGGATTGTCTCCCTCAACCGTAGTATAAAATATATGATCAGTACTGGTGTCACCACACCAGTCCCTATATGCAGCTTTAGAATTAAAGCTAGGGAGCTTTTTAACATTAACACTGAGAGGGTCAGTGAATACGCTAGTGTTTTTATCTTTATGGTTTTTTATATATCTATACTGCATTACTTCTCATACTGGTTTACTATTTTACCTTCTCCTTGGATAGGTAATTCGGGTATCCAAGAAGGCGGGGATGACATTATTGATAGTGTATCTTGTAAGACTTTATCAGCCTCTTTTTCTTTACACTCTATGACCACTTCATCGTGGACATGTAAAATTATCTTATGACCTGCTTCCTCCAGCCTCACTAAAATACTAGCAAACACATCCCTTGCTAGTGCCTGACTAAGATTCTCTGCTACTAAACCGCCCCAAAGTTTCATTGGGATTCTCTTAGCTCCTTTAAATATCTTAGCATAGTATTCTCTCCTACCGTTCACTAAAGAAGCTTGGATGTAACCGTAATCTAAAACCCTGCCCGACGGTAGTTCATACTTAAAAGGGGTTCTGTTAGCATAGCATAGATGAACTGATCTGGTGAGCTTGTTCCAAAGCCTCACTACTTTAGGCATATAGTTCCTGTACATCGTCACACATTCTTCTGCTTCTTTTTCAGACATACCTGAAATGGATGCAAAACGTTTAAAGCCTACTCCGTATCCACATCCAAGGACCATAGTCTTAGTTTTGTATCTAATGTCAGGAGCTTCTTCTGAGAACACACCGTCGCCTTCCCATAACCCAAATCGTCTAGCAAAAACTTCGTAGATGTCAGAAGCTTCTTTTATTTCTTCTAAGGCTTGTTGATCTTCTGAAAGCCACGCTAAAGTCCTAACCTCAATCTGAGACAAATCAGCCACTACAAGCTTATGGCCCTCTTTGGGTTTTATTAAGTGTCTAAGAGTGACTCCAAACATCTCACCCCTTGGTAAATTCTGTAGATTCAAATTGCCTCCCGAACCACTCCACCTTCCTGTATGCGCTCCAAAGTACATACACCCTCCATAAAATCTTCCGTCACTAAGCGTAGCGTAATCAAAGCTATCTAGTTTTTTCTTCAGCGCATTTATCCTACGGAAATCTCTAACAGACTTAATCCATAAATACTGATCCCCATATTTATCTATCCATTTATTAGCTGCATCATCAGTCAGAGCTAAACTTTCGGGAGGTGTTATACCTAGTTTACGACATTCTTCGTTAAAAGCTTTTCTAGATAATAAAGGATAGTTGTCTTTCCACGGAATATTTTTTTCTGTTTCAAAAAGTTTTAGTGCAATGGTTTCTTTCTGAGTTTTTAATAAGTTAGTGTCTATAGGTATACCTCTCTGGACTATCCTTCTGTTTACATTACTTATAGTTCTTTCTGAGTCAGGCCACTGGTCCTCTATTTCTTCCCATATTTGTAGACATAACTCCGAATCTTTAAGGGCATATTCTTCTACCTCTTCTTTGAAATCATCGTCCATGTCTTCCCACCTCTTGCCTAACATAGAGTCTCTTGTCTCTTTTGAAACTTCTAGGTCAAATAACTCAGCCGAAGAGTTTTTTAAAGATCGAGGCAGCCCACAATGAGCTACCATATCTGCTGTACAAAACCATTCTTTATAATCTACTAGAGGCCACCACCCTTTTTTAGTTCCGAACAAATATAAAGTCTCATCAAAAGCAGCGTTATGTGATAATACTCTGTTCTCTTCTAACATCCCCCAATCAAATTCTTTAGGGTCACCCACCCATTTGTAACCATTATCCCCTACTACGCTTACCATATAAGCATCAAAGTCAGGGTGAGAGAAATATCCAAGAGGGCCAAGCACTGTTATGCTACAGCCTTTATCGTAATAGGATTCAAAATCGACAGCAAAAGTAATCATAGTGATATTGTGAGAGTACGAGGACGGGGAGTCCCTACAATCCCCGCCCTCTCATGCACCCCCATGTACAAGGCTAGATGGAGTCTAGCTAATTTTTAGTTAACTACCTCTATTTCTTCAGTAGAAGCAGAGTCATGACTTGATGGGAACTCAAGATCAAGATCAAGTTGTTTAGGCTCTTCACCTAATTCTTTCAAACGGTTAGATACCATTTCATACATCATACCACATCGGTGCAAACCTGTTTGTGAGTCTGACCAAACTTTAAGAAGTTTAAGGTAAGTGTGGTGAACCAAATCGATTTCACTATGTAAGAGCTCGATTTGTTTTTCGGTATCATCAGCAACCGTGTTTACGATTTCCATTATAGAGTCGCTCATTATGCTGCCTCCCAGATGTTGTTACAAAACTCAACAACTGCTTCTGAGGATGCCTCTCCAGTTGCTACAAGCGTTGGGACATACCAAGCATGCTTACCTTTTTTCATTAGCTCGCTACCTAATTTCCACTGTACTCCCCAAACAGGAACATTTGGATTGAATGTCTCTTGTGTAGCTAATCTTTTGTAGGTGCATCTGTATGCGTCTTTGTGCACATGGAACTTGCC